GCACAAGCAAGAGGGATGAACAATGTCTAAACTAACAATAGTCTTTGAAGATAATGATGAAGGCAGTGTTGATGTTTATATCAATGGCTGTGTACCGCAGGATAAAACGTGGGACAACTGCACACCTGCTGAACAACTCACAGCTAAGGTGCTGGAGTACATTGATTCGGACCTGACAACAGGGCTAGAACAGGTTAAGGTGAACTAATATGAGATATCATGGAAAGTACAGGAAGTATGTAACATATGCTATATGCTATGGTGCTAGTAATAAAAGAATTAGTCGGACAATACTAGGTAAGGGCCGTGTACCTAGAAGGTTAATTGCAGATATGAGAAAGCTACTGCAACCGCATAACCTAAAGCTTATTCATGATTACTGTTTTAGTTGACATATAGCAGGCTTTTGTGAGAGCCTGCAATTATGGCAATTCCGCCATAGCTTAATGATTGGTGATATCATGACAAACGTATCTCTGGAAAACCTGTTGACTGCCTTCAATGCGGCGAATGATTACCTTAAATCTGATTCAGTTAAACCACTAACCACTAAAAGTATTCTTAAGTTTGTTAGTACGCTAGGGGCTGGTGTAGAGGGGTATATGACAGCGCACCCTGCATTACTTCCATCAAATAAACCAGACGCTATGGATTGGTTATCGGGGATTGTTGATGCTTTGCGGGCTGAATATCAGACGGCACATGATGCAGCAGCAGAAGCAGCCAAGGAAAGCAAAGCAACATACCTTGATGAGCTGGCAGAAGAGATTGGTGAATGCTTGGATGATGTGCAGACAAAATCACAACGCATAGGTGAGCTGTTGCTACTGGCACGTGAAGAAATGACAGCACAGAATAGAAAGGCAGAGTTCTTGCCGTGGTGTTATGCGCATTTCTGCTTCAGCAAGGCACACACATACCGCCTGATGCGTATTGCTGAGTTTTTGAAAGAGGATAAGCGTTTTACTGGCGTGGCTATGCGTGTGCTGTATCGTCTGATTGCGGATGCTACACCGGAAGTGCTTGAGAAAGCAGCAGAGCTGGCAGGTAATGGCTCATTGAACTCTGGCACCTTGCAGGCATTGCTTGAGCCTAAGAATCAGGCTGAGCCAGTCAAGCAGGAACCAGCCATTTTAACACCTGATGCACAAGTATCACTGGACAATGTTCAGGAAAAACAGGCACTAACTCCGCAGCCAGCAAGCGGGACGGATGATGCACCGTTTGATATGGGAGACAGCAAGCCTGTGCAAACTGCACCTGTTTACATCGAACAGGCACAAGCAGAGTTGCAAGAGTTACGGCAGCAGTTAGATTCTGCACTGGCTGAAATCCGCCGCCTGACTACACCGGCGATGGTTAAGACAGCACAAGTTGCTCCGATGCTGCGACAATTCAAGTCACATGACCCGCAATGCACGCTAGGCCTGACAACTGGTGAAGCACAGGATAAGCAAGCTATCAAAACTGCTTTCCGTGAGTTCATTAAGCTGGGCTATGGTGATGGTCATGAGGCATACTCGCTGCTTTGTGAGGCACAAGAACTGCTGCTGTTGCAGCTGGTGTAATCAATTAGGCCCGCTATTGCGGGCTTTAAGGCACAGCAATGAAGAGTTATATATTGTGCAAGATGGATTATGATAATTTTATGTACATCCTCGACAATAGTTTTATTTATAAAGGTAGAGTAATTTCCAAGTATCACTGGATTATAGATTTCCACCGGAGGGCTTGCACTGATGGTATTTATATGAGCGACTCACAATTTTACACCTTCAAGCACAGATACATAAAGGTGTTTGGTTGTGACCAGTTCCACGCATGGCTGGTTATAAATAAAGGAACATTGATGCCTGATTGGGGAATTAATCTAATGCACGACCCAGATGAATGTGAAGGGCTTACACAGTCAGAGTTCAAACTATGGCTCCGCTTGTTTTATGAAGAGATGCATCCGCGTGGCATAGTAACAGAGCCGCCAAGCGCTACCAATATGCCATCTTGGAATAGCAAGTACCTATTCAACAACCAGAACTATATGACAGATGAAATGGCAGTTTGTGGGCGCATAGCCTTGTCAAACTTAAAGGTGACTAACATGAAAGTTTTAATGGATGGTGACATAACAACCATTGTTGATGCACTACAAGCTGCCATTGCCCACGATAATAAAACAGCAAGCGATGATGCTTGGTATGCTATGGAACCTGAAGGCCTTGAGAAAATTTATGCGGCCTTGCAAGTTTTCGGTATTGAATGGGGTGATGAGGCGCATCTGGAAGAGGAACCATTAATAAGCAAGGCACCAGATGATACTTTCAACTTTGATTGCCCAGTTAGCGAACTATTCAAATAGGTGAATGATATGGATTTAATACAGGAACAGTATGCACTTGAAGCAGAAATGCACGGTGCTGGCGTGCTACGTTTTCACAAATCAAACTCACGTGCATCTGATTCTGGCGCTGGGTCTGATGCTGATTGGTATCGCCGACTAATGCGTGAGTTTGTTAAACCTATGTCTGAAGCTGTGACAGCTTACATCGATTACTATAAGGGCCGCCGTGGTAAGCTGTCTTCTACAATTTCACACCTGCATTGCTTGAGCCCAGAAGCCGCCAGCTATATCTCCATCAAAACCATCTTTGATGCTTTATGCTTGAAAGATGTAAGCATTCAAAACCTTGCACAGAAGATAGGGCAACGCATTGAAGATGAAGTACGTTTCACGCGTATTGATGAAGCAAGTCCTAAGTATGTGGAGACTATCAAGGAAAGTCTAAAGCGCCGTAACTCTGGTAGTTATGAGTTTGAAGCAGATGTTATGGTACACACAGAGAAGGAGCTGCATGAGCTTGGTGAGTTTAAGAAGATGCTGGACGCAAAGATGTCTAAGGTAGATATCTGCACCACACTGCACATTGATGCGCTGAGATACGAAGCATTGAAAGCTAAATCTAAGTTTGCCATTGACATAGAGCGCTGGCAGCCTTGGCCTAAAGCTGATGTTTTGCAGCTTGGTGCTAAGATGATTGAAATATTCTCCAATAACATGCTACTTGATGGTAAACCGCTGGTTGCCAAGGAAAACTACAGCACTGGGATAGCCAACAAGGTGCAGAAAACTGCCCGTCTGGTTCCAACTGAATCTCTTGATGCATGGATTGAAGGCTACAAAGAGGCAATGGCTGGCCTATCACCAGCTTTCGGGCCGTGTGTAATACAACCACGTGACTGGACTACACCTTTTAATGGGGGTTATCACACAGAGCAAGCCAGCTCACGCTTGCATCTTGTTAAGGTTCGCAGCCGTAAGCACTTGCGCAAGCTGACACTAAGCCAAATGCCTGAAGTTTATAAGGCTGTAAACAAGCTACAATCTGTTAAGTGGTCTGTGAATAAGCCATTGCTTGAGATAGCTAATACCATAAGACATCGTGGGCTTCCTCTTGGTATGCCACAACTTGCCAAGTACACACCGCCATCATGTCCTGTTCCAGCCATCTATACACACTTACGTGGTGAAGACCTGAAGGCTGTGCTTGATGACGACCAAAAGGAAGCCTTTAGTCTATGGAAGCGTGAAGCTTCTCAGGTATATGAGAAAGAGAATAAGCGCAAGGCGGATATTCGTGAAGTTAATAGCACGCTAGACCAAGCTATTAAATATGCAAATTATATGAATATCTATTTTGTGTACACACTTGATTTCCGAGGCCGTGTGTACTGCCAAAGTAGCCTGATATCTCCACAAGGGGATGATATGCAGAAAGCCTTGGTGCGCTTCTCAGAGCCTATGGCGCTAGGTGATAAAGGTAGATTCTGGTTCTGTGTGCATGGGGCGAATGAGTGGGGCAAGGATAAGGTTTCATTCGAGGAACGTGTTGCATTTGTAAGCACTGAAGATTTTCAGGACATGTGCCTAGACATTGCAGCAGACCCTATAACGTTCACGCAATGGACACAGGCAGATAAACCTTGGCAGTTCCTTAGCTGGTGCCTAGAGTATGCTGAACTGCTTGAGCATGAGCGTGCAGGTAACCCTGCTGATACCTTCCTAAGTCGTGTAGCTGTTGCGATGGATGGTAGTTGCTCTGGTATTCAACATTATTCTGCAATGTTACGTGATTCAGTTGGCGGGGCAGAAGTTAACCTCCTTTCATCTGATGCGCCAAGAGATATCTATGGCGCTGTGTCTAAGATTGTAGCTGAATGGATGCAAGCTATAGTTGATGGGTATGAGCAAGATGTTCCTAATTACGATGACTTGTCAGAAAAATATGGTGATGTTAAATGCTATAAGTTTGCTGAAGAGTGGTTGCGGTTAGGTGTTACACGCAGCATGACAAAGAAGCCTGTAATGACATTGCCGTATGGTAGCTCATTGCTCACATGTCGTGAGTCGATGGAGTTATATATCAAAGACTTGCAAGAAAAGATGGACAAACAGTCGCGTTTGCAAGGTGTTAAGTCTGCACCTGTACACATGTTCAGTAATAAAGATGGTGAGTTACCTAAGTTTGAGGCTGAATCTTTTGCATCATCACTGGTGTGGAAAGCTATCGGTGAGGTCGTTATAGCAGCTAGAGCAGCCATGAGGTACATAAAAGCTGTAGCAGCAGAGGTTTCTGCACATAACAAGCCACTAACGTGGCAAACACCTACTGGTTTTATCGTATATCAAGAGCTGTTTGTTCAGGCAGAAGATAAACGAATCAAGACTCAGCTCTTAGGTGGTACTTATTTCCGTGTGCTAGAGGACACAGATAAGATAGATGCACGCAGAATGCAGTCATCTGCTGCACCAAATTTTGTGCACAGTATGGATGCAAGCCACCTTATCAAGGCAGTTAATGCTATAGATTCACCATCTATCGCTGTTATCCATGACTCTTTTGGTACTTATGCTTGCTTAACAGAGGAACTACGCGATGTTTTAAAAGGTACGATGGTGAGTATGTATTCAGAACATGACGTTCTGGAAGAGTTTAAAAGCTACAATGAGGGTAAATTGCTTGTTGAATTAGAAGCAACTGTACCACCTAAAGGTGATATGGATATCAACAAGATACTAGAATCTGATTACTGTTTCGCATAAACCAGAGCCCACTATATTAACTTATGGTGGGCTTTCTTCTTTCTTTCTCTTCCATAAACTGAATTAGGTTTCCTAATATATGCCTGTTTGGGTTGCCTAATAGGAGCAAGAGAAAGAGCAAGAAAGAAATAGAAGAATAAGAAATAATTAGAAAGAATAAGAAACTTCTAGTAGCTTCCATGAAATGGCCCATCTGTTTATTCAGGTGGGCTTTTCTGTTTCCGCCCTTCAGAAAAGTAACACGCGTGTTACTAATTCCAGTGACCTAATAGATACCACTAACCAAAATGAGAAATTAAATATGTCAAATGTTGATGAGCGTATGCACCACAACCGTAAACCAAAGGACGGCAAGAAGGCGTTTAAACGCCAACGTGACGCAGAGCGTAATGCCAAGCATAGAAATGCTGGCCGTACACCGGACAATTCAGCACAGGCGGATTAAGGCATGTCACACATTATAAGAAATGAGCCATGCCCTGAGTGCAGAAAGGCGGGCCATGACAAAACTGGCAGTCACCTTATCCGATTTGATGATGGCGGCGGCTATTGCTCCAGAAAGCATTTCCATGCAGACGGCAAGCCTTATTATGAAAAGGCAGGAACAGCTCCAGCTTTATCTGACCTTCCTATTAATGGCGATATTCAGTACACGGTGGGTGAGTTCCGTGATATGGAAACTGAAGGTCGATTAAAAGACCCACTGCTGCGACAGCTTGCGCTTTCTGGGATGCGAGGCATAGACAGGTATGCTGTCCTGAACAGTGATGAGAGAGAGGCGCTGCACGCAGAATGGGAACGTGAGGTTGAATGGTTCGACCAATTACGCAAGACACATCTAGTTGACCGTGGCATTCATGGTGCGGTTGCTGCCTTTTATAATGTGCGTGTTGGTCACAATGATGCAAAGCAGGTAGTACGTCACTACTATCCACGGTATGAGCAAGGTGTAGTAGTTGGGGCCAAGTGTAGGACATTACCGAAAGGGTTTAACTTTGGGCACCTTGGTAAATTGCATGGAGCACAAGACCTCTTTGGCATGTCAACTTGGAAAGATGTCGCTGACTCTGGGCAGAAGAAGTACAAACTTCTAGTTGTTGGTGGTGAGCCTGACTGCATGGCTGCACAGCAGATGCTTGTCAAAGAACTGAACAATATTGAAAGTATTGGCACCCGTACTAACCTTGATGGATTGAAGAAATTCTATGTCTGCTCTGTAAATAAGGGTGAGAATTGCATCCAAGAGCTGATAGATAACAAAGACCAACTTGACCAGTTCAAGGAAATAATCTGGGCCTTTGATGCTGATGATACAGGTCAAGCGATGGTACGCCAAGCAAGCAAACTCTTCAGAGGTAAAAGCAAGTGGCTTGTGTACCCTAAAGGGTGTAAGGATGCTAATGCCTGCCTGCTTGCGGGTCGTGATAGTGAGTTCACCAGTGCTGTGTTCTCTGCAACAGAGCCCACAATCAATGCCAAGATTAAATCAGTAGCTCAGGTTAAAGACAAGGCCCGTACTATGGTTGAGATGGGCGAGAAGTATTGGCTGAAAGGCTTTAACCCTATCACATACGGCATTCGCCTATATTACCTAAGCGTATGGGGTGCTGGTACTGGTGTTGGTAAGACTGATACTACTCAAGCTCATGTTCACAATCTCATGGAGCAAGGTCACGATGTCATGGTTATCTATCTAGAGAACCAGACAGATGAAGTAGCTCGTACATTTGCTGGTATGCTGGTAGGTAAGGACTTTAATAGTCCACCGCAAGGTGAATGGGAAATAGAAGAGGGCTTCGAGTACAACCCTGCACGTGATTACACACAGAAAGATCTCGATGATGCATTGGACTTACTTGATAGCACAGACCGGTTGCGCATTGCTGACCTTGGCGGTAGTAAGGATGTTGACTCAGTGCTTCAAGTGATGGAAGAAGCAATGGCATTAGGCTTTAAGTACTTTGTCATAGATAACCTCACAGCATTTGAGCACAAAGATGATAAGGGAAATACATCTAAGGGTGTTACGGCGATTGATGAGACCATGAAGCGCCTTGGTACATTCAAAGATGAGAACCCTGTTAATATCTTCCTTCTCTCTCACCTTGTTAAAGTTGATGCAAGGACACGTGTGCCACATACGATGGGCGGTGAGGTATATGAATCAGACTTCCGTGGTGCTGGTACTATCACCTTCTGGGCCAATGCAGTCTGGAGCATTGAGCGTAACACTATGGCTACAACCTTCCGCAATAAGTGCATTACACTCTATCGTAACTTGAAGAACCGTGGCATTGGTCATATGGTTGGTAGCACTGTAGTTGCAGAGAAAGATGTGCGTACTGGGAAGTACACAGAATTGCTCGGTGTGCATGAGTTGCCTGAAGTAGGTAAGAAGCAGGCAGGTGATAATGAGCAGCGTGAACGTGAGCAGTTCGATACAGGCGAACGTAATAGCAATAGAGGTAAACCTATAGCTGCATCTAAGCCGACTGATATTCCAGTAGATGATGGGGCTAAGGAATTCTAAAGAGTAACACGCGTGTTACTAACTATAGTAGGTTAATAAAGTAGCCTACTAGATAACATTAACCTTTGGATTACTTATGAACAATACCCCAGAAGGGTACAATACCCTTGATTATGACCACCTACTCCAGTTAGCTTATGCTGGTGATGTATTTGCACAAGATATTATTAGCGCAAAATCAAAAAGGTTTGCTGAGTTTCAAGCACAAGTTGACAGAATTGCTGAAGTTATGGACAAGGAATACACTGTCCGTATCAAAGCTGGCAACAAAGCTATTGAATGGTTAGATGCTTGCAGTTCATTCTATGGTGATTACATGCAGTACATTGGCAAGTTCATCAAGGTTAAAATTGACTGGACAAACGCTGAATACTTTACTGTTACGTTTATGCACCCAAAACTTGGTTGCCATGCCTACTTGTTAGCTGACCACGTAGTAACACAACTACCAGAGGTGCGCAAGATGCGTGCATTATGGAAATATTGGGCTGATGCCAAACGCAAACTGGAGAATAAATAATGCCATCATTTGTAACTTGGGAAATCTTCCCTATTGGCGCTCGTGTTGTTAATGATAATGAACGCAGCCAACGTTTCGGCTATTCTGGTATTGTTAAATCTCATGAGTTGCGCCAGCCAAAGGTACGGCATTGCGGAACTATGCGCCGTGGTATCGTTGTAATGTATGACCGTGGGCCAAACAAGAAAGACTGCACTCTGTCTGAACAGCAATACCTTTGTGATGTAGAACAGGGCTTAGTGTTGAAGACAAAAGAATATGGTGTGTCACCTATGAAAGCTGTGCAACTGTCGGTTATCGAAATGTTAGGCATTGAGAATGAAAACCTAAAAGGTCAAGTGTCTGCACTTAATGCAACATGTCAGAAGGCTGAAGGGTACATTGCCAGCATACAAGCTGACAGAGACCAGCTTATTGATTCCAGAAATGACCTCCAGAAGGACAAAGACTTCCTTGCTGGTGTAGTCAATGACCTGCGGGCACAACTTCAGAAAGAACGTAGTCGGGTTCATGAGTTAAAAGTAGCAGATGCACTACTCAGGAGTATTAATGACCAAAGGGTTGCCCTGCTAAAATCACGTAACCGTAACCCAGAAGTAGCTAAGCTAGATAAGATGGATGAGGTTGGTAAGTTCGCTATCATCATCTTTGCGCCTGATGATGTAATGTTTAAGACACAGCGTCTAGCTCAAGAACACGCCAAGACTGCTTCACGTAACAAGCCAACAAATACATATAGTATTGTCCGTGTACTATCTGAAATTGAACAGGTTTTCTCAACGCAAACTAAGGTAACTCAACTATGAAAGCTATTTCTAAACACAACCAGAAGCTGGTTGACAATGCACAAAATGTACAGAAGTTTCTGGAACGCTTCTTGTTTGAATCTGTAATTGCTGGCGGCTTGCCACGCGATATTCACTATGGATTGGATGCCAAGGATGCTGATGTATGCGTCTATAATTTCCACCCATATGATGAAGCAGAGCGCACACTCTTCGGCAAGATGTATAATGAATTGCTTGACCCTTTTCAGGGTAAGTTTGGTACAGTACATGGTTACTTCGAGGGTATGATTCACACTGAAGAGGCTATAGAATCTGGTGCCTCTGGTGCTGATTCTGATGACAGGCAGTTCTGGGGGGTCATTAAGTTACCAGATGTTGGAGTGGATATTATCTTCTATGAAGACATACTACCTAATGACTTGCGTGGTGGTAATCGCATCATAGATGCTGTTGACCTAGTTGATAGATTTGAAGCGAACATTAACCAGTTTGTTCTTGAAGATACGGATACTGGCCCAGAGTTCTATGGTCACAATGACATCCACCCAGATACTGCGGGTTTAGTCTTCATTCGTGAAGACACAAGTGAAGCACGCAAAGATAAGATGCGTAAGAAGTGGTTAATCATTAACACTGACAGTCCATTCTAACAGGTGAAATCATGCCCGATGCACTCATGTATTATCCAAGTATGCACCCATCTGGTGCTAGGCCAAGTGGTAAAGGTAAGTTCCTAGTATGCGACACTGAGTGGGTCGGGCTGCTTAATGCAATAAGGCACAATGACTCAAGCTCTGCCCATACGTTCTGTATAGTTGACGCATTCACTGGTGAGGACTATGTGTTCTTTGACCCGTATGAAATGCGTATGCCGCATGCACGTGAACACCTTGAGTATGAAGGACAGCAGGATGGATACCTGCTAGATGGACTCAAGATGCTGATGGAAGCAGAAGCTATATCATTTCAGAATGGTGTAGGCTTCGACTTCCTAGCTTTTGAGAAAACCTTCCCTGATAAGTGGCACTATAATTACATTGAGCGGCGCGGTAAAGACCGTGAACAGGTTGGATACTTCCCAGTTAAATGCATGGACACTATGTTGCTAAGTCAGTTGCTGAACCCAGACCGTAAAGCACCTGGACAGGCATTCGCTATGGGACGTGGTAACGTAGGGCCACATAGTATTGAAGCTCATGGTATCCGTATAGGCAGACATAAGCCAGACAATGAAGACTGGACAAAACTCACTGACCACATGATTCACCGTTGCTTAGAAGATGCGCATATCGGACGTGATATGTTCTTCTGGCTTATGAATGGTGAATGGTCAGAGCAAATCCGTAGGGGCCGTAACCCTCAATCTGGTCTGGGTATTGACTCTGCCTATCGGATGGAACTGCAAGTTGCCATGACAATTGGTCGTCAGGGTCAGCGTGGATTCCGCCTTGACATGAAGCAAGCTTGGTCTGATTGGAATGCAATTGGTGTTTTGATGGAAGAAACCCTCCAAGGTATCAAGCCTTACATTCCACCGCGCTTATGCACTGAGCCTATGAAGTATGAGCATGTTGTGAACCGTTGTTCTGCCTTTGTTAAGGCTTATCCAACAGCAGACGTTACTTGGTTGCGCCAGCATCTTCAGAACGTTGCATCAAACACAGAGCAACGTATAGGTACAAGAACCACAATGTGGAACTTGACACTGAAGAATGGCGACTACAACAAGAAGCTGAAGGCTGACTACCCCGATATGGTAGGTAATATCAATGATACCAAAGACCCTATGGTTGCTGGCCCTTATACGCCACTAGTGTATGAAGACGTTGGCCTTGGTAATATAGATTACATCAAACAGTATGTGCTGTACCCACAGGGTTGGCGTGGTGTAACATTCAATGAGAATGATGAAGCTTTCATGGAAGACCGTGAGAACAATCCTGATGGTATGCCACCTACTCCTTGGTCTGGTAAGATTGACGAAGAGTCCCTTACTGCATGGGAGGATAGAGACGGCCATGTCCCAGAGTGGTTGCAAGGTATCGTTAAATGGTTTGTGTTGCGCTCAAGACGTAGTCAGATTCTTAACCCAAAGGATATGGATTATTACCAAGAGCATAAAGTATGGCCTAAGCAGGTTAATGGCAGGTGTGAGTGTAGGGGTCTTATGGCTAGGGCATTCAACAAAGAGTTGAATTGTGAAGCCCAAGACTTCTATGCTCGTGTCGGTGAATGGCCTACCTCAGAGGATGAGGAATGGCGTGTACCTGCTACAGCATTCACCATAGGCACCAATACATTTCGTATGCGGCACCGCAATGTAGTTAACATACCAACACGTGGACTGTGGCCTTTACGTCATCTGTTTATAGCCAGCAAAGGGTATAAGATACTAGGCTGTGATGGCTCAGGTCTTGAGTTGCGTATGCTTGCTCACTTCATGGCAGATGCTATATACCAAGAGGTTGTGCTTAATGGTGACATACATACACACAATCAGTTGTTGGCTGGTTTGCCATTAAGGGACATGGCGAAGACGTTTATTTACGCTTTCTTATATGGTTCTGGTATTAAGAACCTAGCTAAGGTTTGCGGTCTATCTGTAGAAGAGATGGAGAAACGTGTTGCACGCTTCAAGAAAGAGTTGCCTGCATTGGCTAACCTTATCAAGAAGTGTGAGGAAGCTGGCTCTAAGCAAGGGTATCTTCAGGCTATCGATGGTAGATGGGGGCGTATCCGCCGTAACTCTGGCAAGATTCTTGTGTATACAGTTCTTAATGTGCTGCTGCAAATGACAGGCTCATTAAGTATGAAGTACGGCATGTGCTTGGCAGAGAACCAGATGATACGTGAGCGTGTTGCACTTGACTGTAATGGTTGGCCTGCATTTGTGGCTAACGTACACGATGAGTTGCAGATGGAAGTGCCAGCAGATGAGGTACTTGAGATGCAGTATTCTTTGCCATACCACCTTGAAGGTGACGAGACAGAGAAGAAAGCAATCAAGCGTGTTTGGGGTGCTGAAGAGAAACGTGTCTTATTCGAAGAAGGAAAGATGTGGTCTGCACCATCTATAGTATCTGCTGAGAGCGGTGTGATTATTGTTAATCGTCAATACCACAGGGCTGGTCAGATACTTGCTGAGACAATGACTGAAGCTGGTAAGCTTCTTAAACTACGATGCCCTCTTGCTGGAGAATATAAATTGGGCAATAACTGGCATGACACCCATTAATAAGGAACAAACATGTTAATTAAATTAGTAAAACTTATTCGTGCTTTCGACAAGCGCCTGACATCTTATGCTGTTAAGAAGCATGAGCGTGGCTTAGTAAATGTTGCAGTTAAAACGGATAAAGTTGTTGACAGCATCGAAGCAAAGCTGACGAAGCTGGAAGACCTGTTCATTGCTATGCGCGCAGCCATTGTGCAGGCACACAACAACAAACAAAGCAAGCTGGAAGTTAAGCGCAACAAACATGCAAGTAAGCTAGATGAATTGGACAGCCTGAAATAAGGTTGCCTACTAGATAATAATTTCTGGAGTAAATTTAAATGTCTGATTTTGATTATGGTGGTGAGATTGCCAAGGCTTCAGGGTTTGAGAACCCAAAGGAAGGCCCACGCAATGCCCGCTTGTTTGGCCTGCTACGTATTGGTACGTTTGCTGGTGAGTATCAAGGTAAACCAAAGCCCCCTGCACCACATGCTATTGCCATCTTCCACCTGTTGGGTAAAGCCGACAAGACTGAAGCTGGTGAGCCCATGTTCTTTACTCATGACTTCTCTTTGAAGTCTGGTGATAAATCATTCCTGCACAAGTCATTCATTCCAGCAATGGGTGGTATGTCCAAGCATAAAGGTTTCAGCACAATGGTGAATGAACTATTTGCTTTGGAGCTTACTGGTGGTAAGGAAGTAGGTGAAGACGGTAAGCCGAAGTACATCAACTTCAAATCTATGGGTGTTATCCCAGAAGATACCCTTGAGTTGATGGCATCTGCACCAGCATTTGCTGCACTTGAAAAACCAGTGGGTTTCCTGAAAGAGTCAGAGTTGACAGAGGAAGCCCTAGCTTACCTGCACCCTACACTTGAGTTTGCAAAGATTGTTATGCAGACTGAAGAGTTCAAGGCGGGTACTCACCCTTGTCAAGCTCTGATTCAGAAAATCTATGATAGCGATAAGGAACGCTATACAGCGAAAACCAAGGAAGGTAAGCAGACAGGCACTGATGGTTCAACACCTGAAACATCTGGTACTAACGGCCCAAGCACTACAGGTGCAGCTGCACCATCTGAAGCTCTGGTTCCTGACCAAGAGTTCTAATTAGGTTGCCTAATAGATAATATAACTCAAGCACTTATGTAATATCCACTCAAATGTGGTATTAGTGCTTTATGATATATTATCGCAGTTGTAGTTCAACAGGATAGAACGGTCGCCTCCTAAGCTACCAATACGAGTTCGAATCTCGTCAACTGCACCAAATTAAACAAGAGGAACTAATGAACACTCATAATTATTTGCTAGACCTGCTGGCACTTATGCTTGAGATATTTATCAGTTGCTTTACCATCGCTGTATATTACAGCGAGTTAGCGCCCATCTATGACCACACCTGCATGATGCAGATATGGGCTTGGCGATGGTAAAGCTTGATAGTCTCAAGACTTTAAACTTCGAGCATTAAGGACTTATTAGAGCAAGACCTTACAGCATTATAACAGGCGCAATATGCCTTAGAGATTATAGTGCTGTAACCGATTTGCTTTGCGAATCTAAATCAAACCAATCAATCAAATGGAGTTATATTATATGTCACTGTTACAAATCAAACAATCACAAACCGTTGTTGCAAAGAAATTCGTTCCTCAATTCTTCGTTGTTGACAATGAAGGCAATCTGGTTGGCTCAAAAGCTCATCCTACAGAAGCAGAAGCAGTTGCGGAAATGGGAACCCTGAAGTATTTTGCTGAAGGTCTGGAATTTGCCAAAGCCACTTCAGGTCCAGATGCTAAACCGCAGGGTCTGAATTCAAAAGCAAACACTGTTGCTGCATACCTGATGTACAAAGACCAGCAAGCAGCTGGTGAAGAAGTAACTGTTGCTCAAGAAGTAGTTTCTGAAGAAGCATTCTAATACTTAGATAATACGATACGTTCCATCGCCCCGCTGCCTTATAGGTGGCGGGGTATTTTGTGAGGTAATATGGCTAATACATTACGTAATTCAAAACTAACAGCAAATAAGTGGCACAACCTGCATACGGAGATTACTGCACGCAAGGGCTCCACTGTAACTGCTGCAACACCAATCCGTGTGGTGCTCTGCTCTGATAGCTTAGTGGCTATCCACGTAGGGCCAACTGCACCTACTGACGTAGCAGGTTGGGTGCCAATCATGGGGATGGGCGCGTCTGCACATAGTGAACCAACTGACTCAGGTTTCTGGGCTATGCCATTAGGGAAGGATGCGCTGATTAACTTGGCAGAGGTATAGTATGTTTACTAACCTGTCGCTGTCAGTTATCTGGCAAAAGCTGCTAAGGAAAATCCCACGGTACAACAGCACAAGGTACGCTGTTGTGTCAATGACGAACGCAGAATACCTATCATTAATTGGCCTTTCTTACTGGTTCAACGTACCGTTTACATTGCCACTAGCTGCATCTGATTACTGGTTCAAGTTCACAGCACCTGCTGACAGGGATGTTCAAATCCTTCTTCGAGAGTTGATGCCAGCACTGGCCGGTGTCAAGTACGAGCTGTATGAAGGTACTGACGGCTATACTAGTAATGGTGATGCAGTTACCTGTCACAGGAATAACCCGCTGGCCGGTGTAGCACCACTGGCAATCGTTCAGCCGATAACCACACCAACTACCTTCGGTGACTTGATAGATACACCGATTTACATCGGCGAGGGGGGGGCAAATAATGCCAATGCCCGTTCTGGCGGTACTTTGTCAACAGGCTCTGGTCTTAGAACCTATGGAGCAACTACTGGTTTCTTTGCAAGGATAGTAAATAAAGCAGGTGGCCTTAACTCTGGTATCTATCGCTGTGATTATGCAGAGATTAACGAATTACTGTTGAGGTCATGATGCAAAAAGCTTTCGAGTTTGATTATGGTGGAGCTGTTGCAGAACAGGATGTCCACTTCAAATTATGGCCAACTGATGGTCTGCGTACTGCATTAGTTGATGCTGACTTTCTGCCCTATGTTGTTGGCTATACCACAGATACAATGAAGTATCTAGCTGCACAGCAGGCTGTAGTAGATGGCCTTGTTGATTGCATTGAGAACACTCAAGAATTTAAGAATGCCTTTGACCAACTTTGCTGCACACTTAATTTCTGGATTAATGATTCAGGTTGTGACTCTGCAATACTCTATTGCACACAATCAGATATGAATTATAGGATGGGTGTTGCATTCAGTGACCCTTACAAGGGTACACGTAAGGAAGATAAGCCACCATTCTTCTATGAACTGAAGGCCGCAATGCAGTCTAAGCTTGGTTGTATTTTGGCTCAAGGTGAAGAGGCTGATGATCTTCTAGGTCATGAGGTGTACCGAAGGAACCAAGAGCTAGCCGAACAAGGTGTTGAGCTTGGTTCATCTATGCATAAGGAATTGTGCAACTTTGTATTAGTCTCTGGGGATAAAGACCTCAAGACCAAATCGGGGATGCACTATACTCCACGTGACCAGCAGTTGAGGTGGGTAACACCACTAGGGCATCTTGAGTTGAAGTATAAGAAGGACAGTACAACTGTTAGTGACCTTAAAGGTGACGGACTGAAGTTTTTCTATGCACAGATGATAATGGGTGACACCATTGACAACTATAAGGGTATCCCACGTAAGGGTGCAGCATTCGCCTATCAGATATTGAATGATTGCAAGTCTGAGAAAGAGTTGTATATGGCCGTGCTTCAGGCATACAAAGACAAGTACGGCGATGCGGAGCATGTAGTTCAGAATTACCGTGGCACTGAAGCTTTCAGGTTCAAGCACTTCCAATTGCATGGGAAGAACCCACCTAGATTTGATGAGTTCTGTAACACGCGTGTTACTCTTACAGCATATCAACGTATGCTGGAGCAGGGCAGGCTTGCTTGGATTCAAGATAAGAAGGGTGAAATTTGGCGCGAAGGTAAAGGCACTTGCCCATTAGGAGATGATATCACAGCATGGTATTTATAAAAGCTATCAGCAGTAAAGCTGCTTGTCATAAAGATAACCCTAACGCATTGCACAACATTAAGAAAGAGCTTGTTCGCAGGCAGAATGGTAAGTGCCCTATCACTGGCAGGGACTTACGTGCAATGCAAGATTTTAATGTTGTAGTTGACCATGACCATGAAACCGGTGTAATCCGTGCTGCATTGCCAAGGGCACTGAATGGTATTGAGGGTAAGGTGAAAGCTTTACTTATCCGGTGGGGTGGTTGTAAGTCAACACAAGAAATGATTCAGATGCTGAAAGGTTTAGGTGCTTACTGGGAGATGCATGCAACTGCACAGACTGAATGGTTGCACCCAGAGTACAAGACCCCAGCAGAAGAACGGGCAGCCCGTAATGCTAAGGCAAGAAAGGTTTACGCAAATAAGAAGGAGACATAATGGCTGGTAAGCTAAGGGGTCGATTCACTGACCAAGAGGTACTTAATGCTTTGGTTCTGGCTAAGCAACCAGATGGTAAAGTTAATTATGTTAAGATGGCAGCTGTGCTAAGTGATAATGTGCATGGCACAACTGTGTCACCGGAGCTAGCCAATTACTGGGCTAAACAGTTTGATGAAACTAAGAAGAATGGCGAGCACTACCTGACATTGGCAAAACCTAACAGGCAACTGAAGAATGACAGGAAACTGAGAGAGCCAAAGCTTTCTGATTTCGATTCATTGTTTGAGGTTATTATAGGCCCACGTCATAGCATCCTTGTTATCCCTGACCAACATGCACCATATCACCACCCAGATGCACTGGAGTTCTTGGCTGCTGTTGCTGCTAAGTACAAGCCAGACACTGTTGTTAACTTAGGTGATGAGGCAGATATGCACGCTATGTCATACCATGACTCTGACCCTAACCTAGACTCTGCTGGTATGGAGCTGATTGCAGCACGTAAGTTCTTGCACTCATTAGAACGCATGTTCCCACGTATGCTAATCTGCCACAGTAATCATGGCTCTATGCTGCACCGTAAGGCTAAGACCTTTGGTATTCCAGTTGACATGCTGAAGACTTACCGTGAGGTGTTGTTCCCGCATGGCGGTGGTGAAGGCTGGGAGTGGGAGTTCTTGCATCGCCTTGAGCTTCCGAACGGTGAAGCGGTTCAGTTCCAGCATCAAGCAAGCGGTGATATCTTAGTGCAAGCTGCACATGAACGCTGCAATCTTGTGCTTGGTCATATGCACGCTAAGTTTGAAATCAACTATGCTGCAAGCAGGGCTGCACTGTACTGGGCTATGCAATCAGGTTGCCTAATAGATGGTAAGTCTCTAGCATTTGCCTATGGAGAGAACCACAAGAATAAGCCAATCATTGGTTGTTCAATCATTGTGGATAGCTTGCCTATCCTGTGCCCTATGCGCCTTGACTCTTTCGGAAGATGGACAGGTAAACTATAATGCATAGTGCTTGGTGTAAACGTATGCAAGAGGCAGCAACTGATGCTGTCTCTCAGTATCACTATTACCAGATGTATTGCATGTGGTTATCAAGAGGTATGTAATGAAACCGATTATTATTTTGAATGGGCCACCATCTTCTGGTAAGGACACTATTTCTGCACTATTGTCAGGTAAAGGGTTCATTATTCAGAACTTCAAGTACCGCATGCATCAGATTGCATGCACCATGCTTGGCTGGACAATGAGTGACTGGCTGCGATTCTATAACGACCGCAGCATGAAAGAGGTTAAGCATGATTTCTTAGGTGACAAAAGTACACGTGAGTTCATGATTTATATTTCTGAAAACATTATGAAGCCCTTGTTTGGCAAAGACTACTTTGGCAAGGCTGCTGCCTCAGAAGTTAAAGAGTCATTCAGTTGTCATGGTTACAAGCTAGGTGCTGTATTTGCGGATGGTGGCTTCCCAGAAGAAATTCCGCCATTAGGTGTAGTTGGTAAAATCCTGATTGTCAGACTGTTCCGTGATGGATGTACATTCCAAGGTGACAGCCGTAACTATCTCTGTGAAGATGACTTGCCTATGTGCAAGTTCATGAACGAGAAAATAATTGATGGTAAGCCTGAACTTGCTGTCTCTAACATTATGCAAACATTGGTGAACTATGAATATCTTTGAGTTCTTTGGTCTTAAACCAGACCACCGTAAACACCCCGTACAGCTTGTTAAACACTGGGACGAAGTGCCAGAAAGCAAGAAGGTTAAATATTACCTTGCTCAGGAAAAGAAAGACGGAGTATATGAAGCAGTGTGTATCTTCAATGGTGCAGTTGGTATCTTTGGTCGCACTGGATTAAAACTACATAACACAGAACTGCTAGAGGCCTCAATCAAGAGGCACAACGACTACCACACCAAAGGTACAACTGAAGGTGATGGGGTTTATATTGCAGAGCTGGTTGCTTACAATTGCTCTCTGGAAGAACTGTCAGGGATTGTAAACCCTAATCGTGTCAATGCACTTGATGAGAGCCAAGAGTCAATTAAATCCACATTTGAGCTGTGTTATCATGACTATCTAACACCGGATGAGTTTATTGAAGGTGTATCATCAAGCAAGTATGCATCAAGGCTTAATGAGCTGCGTGCAACATTTGCTTCTGGCTCTGTTATCATCACAGAAATGCTAGATGCATCTGAAGTAGATGCGTTTGCTGATTACTTCATCAATCTTGGGGGTGAAGGTGCTGTATTCAAAGACCCAGAGGCTAGGTGGGTTGCTGGTCACAAAGGCTGTCATGCAATGAAGAAAGTACGTGATGTACGTATTGACTTAGTTTGCACGGGATATGAAGAGGGGAAGGGTAAGTATAAAGGTAAGGTGGCTAACCTTCTGTTTGCTTTGGAAGATGGTCGTATCTTCAAAGCCATGCTAGGTAAGGGTTATACACACTTTGATGCTGAGAAGATGTTCTTGTCAATTACAGAGACTGGAATTTGCAGCCCCATCGGTAAAACCTTCACCATCTATGGCTTACAGCCAAGCAGCAAGGGGGGTTTAATACGCCTTCCGAAGGTTGGTGAGTTACGGCATGATAAAATAGAGCCAGATTTCCAACCTAAATTTTAGGTTGCCTAATAGATAAAGGAACAGTATGCGTAATAGACAAGTAGTGTTTGATGAAATCTTTAGTAAGATTGAAGCAGGTGTTGAAGTTCCTGTTTCATTATCTGAAGAAGCGCATAAACATGGTATTCAGGTCGATAGCATAGACAGGCTATTCTATGTACTTAACTCAGATGGGGACGACTCTGACGATGAACCAATTTGAAAAAGGCAAAGCTTGGCAAGCGCCAAAGCCAACTGCTGATAAAGCAAGCATTGGTGCTGATAGATATAAAACTTTAATGGATGCTCTTGTATTAGACAACGAGCGCCCCACAACTGACTTAGGTACATTTGTGGCTAATAGTACAAAGCGTTCAATACGCGAAACAATTCAAAGGTTACTTCAACCATGATAATCAGGCAGGCTACTTTATTAGACCTGCTTGCACTTGCCCCACTTGCATTAGAGTATAGCGTAGAGGCAGATAAGCATGACAACTTCCCATTCGACCTAGAGCACTCAATGCAAAATGCAGCTAGTACGATAATGCGAGAAGATGGATGCTTTCTGGTTGTCTATGATAACGATGAGCCTGTGGGGTTTCTTTGGGGAATCTGCTGTAGTTTGCCTTGGAGTCACGCCAAACTTGCCCTTGATTGCATTCTATTCGTTAGGAAGCAGTATCGAAAATCAAGGGCAGGTTACATGCTGATGTGCTCTTGGGAGCAGTGGTCTAAATCTCAAGGTGCAGTAGAGGTTCAGATTAGCATAGCCTCTGGCATTCACGAAGAATGTACGGAGGGTTTTTATCAACGCCTTGGCTATCGTAAAGCTGGCACACAATATAGGAAAGAGGTTAATGACATCAACACCTAATATCCCAGAAGCTGAAACACCAGCAGCTAAACCAGAACGCACAGTGGATATCAAACCAGAAGATATCACACTTGGCTCTGGCGACACTGACCTAACTACAGGCAAGAAGAAGCTGGTACGTCCACGCTCATCTGCCTCAAGCACCGAAGGTACGGGCCTACAAGTCTAAGGAGCAAACATGCAGGACACTACAAGACCAGAGTTAATACAAAAGCCTGCTATCTTAGACCTGACAAACCCTATCAAGGCCAAGAAATCTAACCTTAAACGTGAAACCATTGAAGATGAATACAACAGGATGAAGGGTAAGAGAGACCAGTTCCTTAATAGGGCTAAGGTCTTTTCAACTTATACTATCCCCTATATGTTTCCAGAGGAAAACTCTGGCTCATCACCTGATGGAAGTAATACAACTGGTTGGCAATCTTTCGGTGCTAAGGCTGTAAGCACAGCACAGAATAAAATCACCATGACACTGTTTCCCCCACATAGTACATTTGCTAGGCTGGAGTTGACATCAAAGGCAAAAGAGAACTTACGTGAAGGTGATGAAGACATCATCAATGCTCAAGGCTCTTTGGTAGAAGCAGAGAAACGTGCCCTGCTTGAGCATGAGAAAATCTCAGGCCGTGTAGGTCTTGGTGAAGCAATCAAGCATCTTATTGTTGCTGGTAACACATGCTTATATGTTCCAACTAATGGGAGCCTGATTAACTACCCACTCTCCCAATACGTAACAAGCCGCGATAAGTCCAGTAATATGGTACGCCTAATTATTGAGGAAACCAAAAGTATTGAGACATTCGACCCTGCGTTGCAGTTGCTTATCAAGAGCAAGATTCGTGAGAAGGGTAACTCAAATCACAGTGGGCATCATGAGGTTACACTTTTCACTAAGGCTGAGTATAAGTCTGGTTACTATATTGTATCTCAAGAGGTAGTTGGTGAGCCTGTCGGTAACACGTACCGTATTGCACCTGATAACTTCCCTTGGATTGTCCTGCGTTGGGACTCTAATTATGGTGAAGATTATGGACGTTCGTTAGTAGAGCTGCACGCAAGTGATTTCCATGTAATCCAAGTCCTGTCAGAAGCCATTGCAAAGGGTATGATTTTGATGTCAGACATCAAATACCTTGTGCGTGCAGGTTCTGTTACTGATGTTGAGCATCTTGTTAATTCACCGACTGGTGAGTTTATCACAGGTAACATTGATGACATTGGTGTATTACAGCTAGAGAAATATGCAGACTTTACACCTATCTCTGCTGTGCTTGAAGAGTACAAGCGAAGTGTAGGCCAAGCATTCTTGATGACATCACAGGTTCAGCGTAATGCAGAACGTGTTACAGCATATGAGATTCGTCGTGATGCACTTGAGAATGAGCAAATCTTGGGTGGTTCTTACACACTGCTTGCTGGTACATTGCAACGGCCTTACTTCACACTACTATTAAGGCGTGTTGGTTTTGACTTACCATCTGAGCTGGTTAACACTGTTCTTATGACAGGTGTTGAAGCCCTTGGTAAGATGGGTGAAATGGACAAGCTGATGCAATTCACTGAAATGATGCAGTTACCTGCATCTTGGCCTCAGACAGCTCAAGCACGTGTTAAATGGGGTGACTACATGCGTTATGCAGCAAACCAACTTTCATTTGATGCAGTGTTCTTGATGTCAGATGAAGAATTCCGGAAGGCACAAGAGACTCAACAACAGCAGATGCAACAGCAACAATTACAAGAGGCAGCAGGTAAGGCTTTGCCAACTGTAGCCTCTAGCATGATGAATCAAAGTGGAGCGCAATAGATGACTGTGGAGATTATTGGTGGTGAGCCTATCTTAGACCTTACCACTACAACCGCTGCTGGAACATCTGAGCAGGATGTAACTCAAGATACTGTTGTTACTACTGAATCAGATGGTGCCATTGAGACTGGTGCAGTGGAGGGTAATACTGTTGCTACAGAAGCAGTAGCAGATGATAAACAAGAGGAGCCAGAGTATTACTTTGGTGATGAGCGTGTTGTGGTTGAAGTACCACCAGAGGTAGAACAATCACTGAAAGATGCTGGTCTTGAGACCACAGCCGTCCTGAATGAGCTATTCAAGAAAGATGGGGTTTTCTCACTTTCTTCCGATACACGTGAAAAGTTAGATTCTAAGTATGGTAAGACAGTTGTAGATAGTTACCTGAAAATGTTCAAGACATTGAATGATGGTTCTGCAAACGAGCGTAAGACTGCTGCTGCTGGAGAACAAGCAAAGGTAGAGGCGCAACATGCAGAGTACAATGAAGTGGTTGGTGGCATCGATGGCCTTGAAGCTATTGAAGCATACGTTATTGCAAACTTATCTGACAAACAGATTCAGAGTTATAATGCAGTTATGTCAGGTGATAATCATGAAGCCCACATGCTTGTGCTTTCATCACTCAAAGGTGAAATGACTGCCAAGGCATCTGCACTGGCCGGTGACAAAGCTATTACCTTAGTTGGTGATTACTCTTCATCTGGTTCTAGCAAAGCTGACCCTCTGGCATCTGGTGCCATTACTCGTGATACTTATTATGAACTAATGGCAACTGACGAGTACCAGAAAAACCCTGCATATCAAAGACGTGTAGATAATGCACGTATGATGGGTAAACGTAAAAACATTTAATTAGGTTGCCTAATAGATAACTATTGTGCAATTAATAACATAAGGACAAATTAATGTCAGATGCAACAGCTTTAGTAGATAGTAAAGTTTCCGCCTCCGGTGAGGCAACAAGTTTGGCTATTGAGAAATTCAACGGTCAAGTGCGTATGGCGTACAAGAACATTATGAACTTGATGGGATATTTTGACCTGCAATCTGTTACTGGCACAAACGTTGTCTCTAACAAATACTTGGGTATCACTCAAGTACAGGCATTAGCCCCAGGTGTTGATGTAAAAGGTACTGAAGTGGAGTTCGATAAAAACTCTCTGGTAATTGACACCACTGTAATCTCCCGTAATATCGTAGGTGTTCTGGCTGATGTGCAAGATGATATCATGACTAAAGGTAAGCTTGCTACACAGCAGGTAGAGTCATTGAAACAGCTGGAAAACCGTATGCTATTACAGCAGGGTATTTATGGTGCAATCATCAACACAGCAACCAAGCGTACCAAGCCACGTGTATCTGGTCATGGTTTCTCTACCATTCATAGCATGGCTTATGTAGGTGCAGAATATGACCCTAACAAACTGCTGGCATCTATCGAGTGGGTTCTGGAAGATATGTTCATTCAGGACATCCCATTGGCTGGTATGACCATCTTCATGCCTTGGAAGTATTTCAATGCACTGCGTGATGCAGAACGTATCTGTGATGCTAAGTACAATATCTCACAAGATACAACTGTTACAGGTTTCGTTCTGAAATCTTATAACATCCCAATTGTCCCTACCAATGACTTCCCTAAAAAGTCACGTGACCATAAAGATGTTGACGGTAATGTATCTGATCATCACCTGTTATCTAAGTCAACTAACGGCTACCGTTATGATGTTGCAACTGCAACAGACTATGAGAACCAAGAGAAAGTTGCTGCACTGATTGTAGGTCGTGAAGGTTTGCTGGTTGGTCGAAGCATTGACATCACTGGTGAGGTGTGGTGGAACCAAGCTAATAAGTCTTGGTACATCGATACATACATGGCTGAAGGTGCAATCCCTGACCGTTGGGAACATTTGGGTGCCGTTGTAATGGGTACTTCAGATGAAACTGGTTTGGCAGAACGTGCCGACCGTAAAGCTATCGTAACACGCACAGCACCTACTCAGATGCTGACTGCTGATGCAATTGCTGCTGCTGTAACTGCTGCAATTGCTGCTTCTGCTCCATAGTAATAAACTGCCCCTTCCTTCCTTGGAAGGGGTATTTTGTGTGAGGTAAATATGTCAGTAGTTAATTTTCAAATGGGTATCAGTAACAAGCTTGATGCCATTAATATAGGGTTACGTGCGCTAGGCTCATCTGGTATATCCTCATTAGATGAGGTTGATTTTAATGTTGATGCAGCCGCAGTAGAAAACCTAATCAACCAGCACTCCCAGTTCATGCAATCTAATTCTGGGAAAGGTTGGTGGTTTAACAGGGAAGAGTTTCATAAGCTGACACCAGACCCTGTTAACGGTTACGTGTCAGTACCAAACAGTACACTGTCTGTTTTGGTGAAGCGTAATAACGGTAAAGTTGTTCCGGTTACAATGCGGGGCACCAAACTGTTTGATGTAAAAGAGATGGGCTATGACATGCGCTCTGCTGTATTCAGTGATGGGTACCTCCATTGTGTGTTGGTTGTTAATCTTGATTTTGACACACTTCCACCAACTGCAAAGCAGGCTGTAACAGATATGGTGTGCTTCTATATCATCAATGACCTTGAAGGTGACCAGACAAAGATGCAAGCCTATCAGCAAGCATCGCAACGTTCACTACTCGCTTTACAGGCAGAGGATACAAGTCAGGTAAGGCGCAATATGTTTGACAGTCCATACCTTCAAAGCACACTAGCCAAGTCTGGTGGGTATAATAACGTGAGGTAATCATGGCACCAAACAGTAAATGCTCTGGCAGTTGGGAAAGACCCATACAAGGTGTATCACAGCAAGCAGATAAAGACAGGATTAATGGGCAATGTACTTTGCAAGAGAATTTCATACCGTCTGCTATCAATGGGTTAGTTAAGCGCATAGGTACAAAACACATAGCTAAGATTATGTCATCCGTCAGTGACAAGGCCATCTGGCATATCTATGATAGAGGGGAGGGTGAGGTTTATCTTGTCTGCATTGCACCAAGTGCATATCCAAGGGTTTTTGATTTACTTGGCAATGAAAAGACAGTAAATGTTGGTACTGTCACAGATACCTATGTCAAGAACACTGACCCTGCACTTAATCTGAGGATGAAGACAATAGCTGATTACACATTTCTGGTAAACACTACAATTGCCACTGCGACAAGGGCAGATGTGCAATCAACTAACCCAGACACAGCTATTATCTACTGTCAATATGCAACATATGGTAGAGATTATCAGGTCTACATTGATGGTGTTTTGAAGGCAACTTACACAACACCTGATGGTTCAACAGCTTCTCACGTGAATTATGTTAAGACTAACTATATAATAGAGCAGCTTGCGGGGCAGATAGGTGGTCAGGCGCTTACTGAAAACACATTAACGGTACAGGTAGCATTTGAAGGGTTGTATATAGACACCAATGTCCCCGTAATATCCTTGAAGTGGTTGTATAATTCAAGCACTGGTGAATTTGTAGAGTACGAAGAACAGACGCAACACACAGGGTACACACGGTATATACTGCCAGCTGGTTCCGCTACTGCTGGTGATACCATACATGCAGTGTTCTTAGCATCGGGTGACTCTGGATATAATGTAGAGGTTCATGGAAACTGCATGTTTGTCACTAAGAAGACGAGTGGTACTTTCTCTATTACCACCATTGACAGTGCCAATAATGAGGACTTGATAGCCATACAAGATAAGGTGGCAGAAGTAGCAAGTCTTCCGCCATATGCCCCTGAAGGGTATATAATCAAAGTACAGAATGCAGAGGGTTATGATGCCAATGCTTTCTGGTTGCAGGCTGTAGTTGATAATGAAGACCAATCTGGTTCATCTGTTGACTGGCAAGAGTGCTCAGCTCAGGGAAGTGTTCTTGGTTTCAATAGAGCAACAATGCCACACGTGCTTATTAGTGAAAGTAATGGAACGTTTACATTCCGGCAAGGTGAGTGGGAAGATAGGGCTGCTGGTAATGACACAACAAACCCCATGCCATCTTTCCTCGGTTACAAGTTAAGTGCAATTGGTATGCTTCAGGATAGGTTGTATGTAACTTCTGGGGAGTCATGCATTGCAAGTCGTACGGCAAACTTCTTCAACTTCTTCAAAGAGACCACCCAGACAACAACATCATCTGACCCGATAGATGTGTCTGCTGATACAGATGATGTAAACAACCTGAAGCATTCTATTACACTAGATGGTGACGCTGTGTTCTTCTCTGAGCATGGACAGTTCATGATTAAAGGTGATAAAGCTTTGGCACGGGATGAAGTAGTTTTCCGAAAGGTGACATCTTATCCAATGAACACTGATGCAGCACCAGCAGCAACTGGGGAGTCTGTTGTGTTCTCTTTTGCATCTGGTAAGTTTGCTGGACTCAGGGAGATGTTCACTGATAGTTACACCGACACCAAGAGGGCATACCCATTAACAGACCATGTTAGGGAGTACATCCTTGGTACACCTAAGATTATTGCATCTAGTCCAAACATCAACACACTGATTGTTCTAACTGATAACAGTAAACGCGAACTGTATGTTTATGATTGGGTATGGCAGAATGACCAGAAGGTACAATCAGCGTTTCATAAATGGATATTCAACTCTGATATACTGTTTGCTAAGTTTATCTCAGATAAGTTGTACTTTGTGATGCGACAATCTGATGGTATCTACATCGAACAGGTGCCAGTTGGTAATGATGCTGATGATGTTGGACTTAATTTCCCTTGTAGGCTGGACAGATTAACTACTGTTACTGCAACAAAGTTAGAAGGTGTATGGTCATTTACTGCACCTTATTCCATAGATGATATCAACAATCACTATGTGGTAATGTCTACTGGGTGCCATTCAGAGTTCCTAGGTTCTGCTGTAGAGGCTACACAAGTAGCAGGTCTGTCTTATTCAATTGAAGAGGATATGTCTGACTTGAGCACAGTGACATTATTGTTTGGTCGTAAGTTTGAAGCGAGGTACATACCAACAAAGCCTAGCATAAAAGATGCACAAGGCAGAGTTCTTGGGCTTGATAGATTAGTGCTTGGAAAGGTGCGCATCAATTATGAGAGCACAGGCGAAGTGGATGTAACAGTCAAAGATACTATGGCCTATGATAAGTCATGGACATACAACTTTTCTGGTAGGGTTATTGGTCGGTGGAATAATGTACTTGGTACCCCAGAACTAATTGCTGGATATCATGAATTCCCTGTACGGCTGCCATCTGAGCAAGCATTAATGACAATCACGTCTTCTGACTTCAAGCCATTTATCATACGTGATTTAGAGTGGCAAGGTATGTTTAATCAACGTGGCCGAAGGCTATAAGGAGGGTATATGGCAGTTGCAGCGGCATGGGTAGTCGCCAATGCAGCGACGGCAGCAGCCGTTGCATCAACCACAATTGCTGTGGCTTCTACAGTGCAGAGCACAATGCAAGCACAAAAGAATGCTGAGGCACAAGCTGAGGTTGCTAAGAACCAGAATGAGGCAGCTATTGCCTCTATGGGTGAAAACTATGCCCAATTAAGTGAGGTAGAGAGAGATGCATATCAGAAGTCACTTGATGACTCACTAAGTACACAGCAGCAATACTTGCAGGAAAAGGGCCGTGTTAATGTCATGGCTGCTTTCACAGGTACTACAGGTCAATCGGTTACTGGTCAATTACAAGACCTTGAGCAGCAAAAGTTTAGCAATTACAATACCATCATGCTTAATAGGCAGGCTGAGTATGACAACGTGGCTGACCAAGCTGCATCATTAAGGCAGCAAACTAAGTCAGGTTTACAATCAACAGAAGTTGTCAGGCCATCTTATGCTGCTGCTGCATTACAGATTGGCTCATCTCTGGCTAGTGGATATTCAAGTTTCACTACTGCAAGAGCTACAGACAAGATGGCAGCCACTGGCGGTGGAAAGACAAACAACGTTAAGGCAGGCGGATAATGGCGATAGATAAGATTCAAAGAAATCAACGTGGCTTCCAACAGCAAGTAGTAGCACCTACTAGACAAGCACCTGTCATAGATGACACAAGGACACAGATAATGAAAGGGCTATCTGCTTTCTCAAAATCTGTAGAAGGGGCTGTTGACACTTCGTTGCAGCAGAAGATGGAGTCTGACAGGATTACTCAGTCTGCGATAGCTGCAAAGGACATGTTACTTGCTGAGAAAGACAGGCAAGGCACAACACGCGATAGAACACTTGCGGGTCAAATGGCTTACAACGCCATCATAGGCAAGCATGATACAATGCAGGCTGGCAATGACTTTGTTGAGTGGTACAGGGCAAATGCTGATGCAGATGAAAAGACAGTCTCTGAGAAAAAGAAGGGGCTGTATGACCCCCTGTTGGCTAAGTATGGCACAGACCCATTAACACTGAAGCAAGTATCATTGCAGGTTCAGGAGTCTCAGTTTGCACTTACAGCAGCACAAGAAGGTATTCAGCAGGAACACAGGCAGAAGAAAGCTGTGGAAGCTGTGGGTATCAGTGTTGGCGACCTGATGGCTGACCCAAAGGCTGATGTTGACCATGTAGTGGATACAGAGATTCCAGCTAGGGCTAGGGCCCTTGGTCTTGATGAATTTACTTACAAGCAGATATTGCTGAATGAGACCTCAACAAGGGCTGCTAGTGGTGATAACAGGTTACTCCTTAAACTTCAAAACACAAAATGGTCAAAGGGTAGCTCTGAACTTGAGAGAGCAGAGCAACAATATAATACCTTTACTTCTAGAGAGAATGCAGTCGCCATAGGCCATGAAAAAGCAGCAATCATGCTTGGTATCCAGAATGGTGAGTCTTGGGGCTCTGTTGATGCAAAGGTTAGGGCATTTAACAGTAAGTACCCTGCATCTGCATTCTCAGATGACCAGATAGCATCTATGGATGTTCAGAGGCAACAGGCTAAAGCTGTTAATGCTGAACGTGCTAGGGTATATGCAGAGGCCCACATGCAGTTGAATGATGAAAGTCAAGTTGCTATGGGTGAAAATGCGTTAATCCCCGACAAACACAAAGAGTACACAATCAAGCAGACAGTACAAGACTTGCAGGTAAAGTACTCTTCTATGGTCGCTTCTGGGCAGTTGTCACAAGCTGATGCTAACAAGCAGATGACGCTTGAGATGATTGATAAATCTAAGAAGTGGAAGATGAAGATACCAGAGTTGCAGGCTAAGATTGATGCATTTCAGTATGAGATACCAACTGACTATGTGAGCAGTGGTGCAGGACAGATACCAGAAACGGTGCTTGCAGAGGTAGGGACTCTTGGGCGTCTGGATGATTCAACAATAGCAATGTACGCAACAGGTGAGAAAAAAGCATTTCTGACAAACCTGAGAAAGTTCTTGGAAACTGATAAGCCTGCTGCTGCATTAGCAAAAGCCCAAAGCGTCAAGCTGTCACCCTTTCCTGTTGACTCTCGACTAATAACTGAACAGAAAGATAAGGCAGGTAGTGCTGTAAACACACTATTGGATATCCCCTTCATTGCAGGTATCACAGGTGAGAATGTATTTGGGTTCACAAAGGAAGTACCAGATGACCAAAAGGTTGTTCTAAAGGCTAAGGTTGCTCAAGCAGCTACTTTGTCATTATATAACAAAAGCCTAGATACAGAGGCAAACGCGAAGATGGAAGCTGGAAACCTGCTTGCCAACACCCATCAAATATTCAATGGCTCTTTGATTGAACTGCCTAAACCAAAGATTGCACAACTTATGGGGACCGACACAGCACAAGTTGATAGGCGTATTGAGATGTTCTTGAAAGGCAACTTACCAAATACCCAGAAAGATTATGGGCTCCAAATACCTGTTGAGGATTTGAGGATAGAGGTCAACCCACTACATGAGGGGTTCATCATAACCGACAAGAACAGAAACAGGATAGGTGGTGTCTATTATTTTGAAGACGTAGGCGCGGCAGCCGAGGGTCTAGCAAATGCAGAAGACACCGCCAAAGCTATTGAGTCTCAGAAGGACCAAGCAGGGCGTCCACAATATAAAGGCAGCTTTACTGAGCCACTAAATACCCAAGGTGCTGGGTATCCATTCTATAACAGGAGATAATTATGCCACAAAGACCAAGGCTTGGTACTGTAGAGCCTACTGTTTTAGCTCCAAACTCTATCTTAAACGATGAGTACCAACCAATAGAGCCAGACACAGAGACAGAAACCACTCCTTGGTCTGCTGCTTGGGAAGCTTCTAAACAAAGGAACTGGACAAATGACAACCTGACCAACAAGCTAGAAGCTGAAAGGGCAGGAGGTTATGACCCATCATTTGTTGCCCCTGTCAAGGATATAAATGCACTAAGTGCTCAAAAGCTATATACAGATACAGAACGTGAATACCTACTGGAGTCAACATCTAAAGACAACTTTAGTGCTAGGATTGGTAAAGTTGATGCAGACAGAGAAAAGTTAAAAACAGTAAGGGCTGCTGGCCCTTGGCTGGGGGCGGGTGCTGAGATTGCTGCACAGATGACAGACCCTGTAATGCTCCCATTCATGTTCTTAAGAGTACCAAAAGCTGTGTTTGGTATATCGAAGGCAGGTGTGCTAGCAGCTAGGCTTACAGAAAATGCAGCACTTGTAGCAGCACAAGAGGCCATCTTAAAGCAAGGGGACACACAGCGCTCAAATGATGACATCATGAGGGCTGCTGTATCTGCTGTAGTACTTACAGGTGTTGTTCATGGAGGGGTGGGTTTAGGTAAACGATTGTGGAGCAAGCCAGATATTGATGTTGCCACAAAGATAGATGATATACATGAAGCAGGTGTAAATGAGCCACTTATTGGGAAGGCTTATAATAATGCAGATGATATTCTCTCAGACGTAATACCCGATAAGCAGGCTAGGTCTCGTGTGCTGCTTGAGCGAGATATACTTGACAGACTTAAATCGGAGGCTGGTGAGGCTAGTGATGTATTGTCCACCTCAAAGCTGCGTAAAATCAAAGATGAGTTTAATTTGTATAAGGCAAACAGGCTGGAGGTTATTGACAAAATAAAGGCTAGACCAAATGTACGTCCATCTGCAGTGGCTAAAGAGGTTGCACAGGTTCAAGCTGCGATATCACGCAAGCAGTTAGAGTTAGATGCATTGATAAATAAGAATCAGATGGCTAGAGATGTTAAGTCAATTCATAGTTCGTTACAGCAAGGTGTCCTACCTGAAAAGTTACAAGCAAGGTACACAAAGCTACGGGAGGAGATGGGCATCTTTGACATAAAGCAGCCTAAGATTATTCATCCTGATGTTGTGACACCCACCGAACCAGTGCAAGTGGTTCAAGCAGTTGCTGATAAGCAGTCTATCGGTGCTGCAAAGGTTGAGACTGTTGCACCAGACATCCACAGTAAGTATGAGTTGTTAACCACAGAGTACCCAGAGAAAGTTCGTGAGTCCGTAAACAGGGCAGATGCTTTGGGCAAGTCATTTCCAAGAACATCTGCCTTGCGTAATGCTACACTGACAGCACCCTTACGTTCCCTCTCCTCTACACTTGATACAGCAGCTAGTGACGCTACGCGTGGCTTGGCTAAGATGCTTTTTAAAGACCCTATCGTTACTGTTCGTGGGCACCAATCCGCAGCAGAGATAGCAGAGACAGTGTTCGGTAGGTTTAAGCCATTTGCAATGGAGTACAAAACGGCACTTGATAGGTATCTGAATGAGCAAGGTGTTAGTAGGTGGAGTTCCAAGAAGGTACAGCAAGCTAGTGATGAGTTTGATAGAGAGGTTACACTATATCAAGCTAGTGGTAATTTATTAAGTAACACTCCCGTCGCTGGTGATACTGCTGTTATTCTTGGGGCAAAAGCCAGGTCTAAGATATACGAAATGGGCCTAAAACTGAACAAAGACAGTAATGTTGTTGGGTGGGATAAAATCTCCCATAGACACGAATACGTCCCTATTGTGTTCACCTCTGACAACTTATTATCAGTGGCCTCAAGGAATGAGCAGCAATACATTAGGGATTGCTTTGCAATGGCCTATCAGACGGGTGGTATAAAATTGTCACGGGATAATGCACTCAAGTTAGCTGACACACAGATACAAAGGGTGTTTGATAAGACTGGAGGAAACAAGAGTTTCCCTCAGAAGATGACAGGTGGTGATTTCAATAACATTGCTAAGGAACTAAGGGAGAAAGGTGTTGATGATGATGCAATTGAAGAGCTGAAAGGTTCACTTTTCGGTGGCCTTGAGATGGCAAACATCTCACCACGTGCAATGTTCTCATTAAGACCAAACATAAAGGCCCGCTCTGGTGATGTCTGGCTTGTTGACCTACTAGACACTAGCATGGATAGAGCTTTGAGGTATGCAGCAGACGCCTCTGGTAACACAGGTCTGGCGGCACATGGGTTTCACTCAAGGTCTCAGTTCATATCTGCCGTTCATGCAGCTAGGGATGCTGAGGCGGAGACCCTCACTACCAGAATACAAGACCTTTCTGGGCCAGAAGGTGTTAAGGCAAAGGATGCAGCAATTGATATGCTGAAGCGTGTTAACACGGCTGAGGATGCAAAGGCATTAGAGCAGGGACTTAGCCTTCTTTACCGTGAACCTATAGAAGATACCACTCCTCTTAGCTCTTTTATGAACTTATCTTCCCAACTTGTGGGCATTGTTAGGTTAGGCATGTCTGGCTTAATGTCGCTACCTGAATACGGTACAGTCGCTGCGATGAATGGAGTACGCAAGACACTTAGTCAATTACCGATGGGCAGGTTCTTTAACTTAAGTAAGAAGAGCATACAGCAAGACGAGTTCATGAATAAGTTGGCTAAGGCACATGGGGCTGTAGGTCACCAAAATTATATGTTCGGTAGGCAATTCTTTAGAAACTCTGAGTTCACGGATGAGGTAACAAGTAGGTTACAGAGTATCCACAAGTTGTTTGGTGGTATGCTTGATGTCACACTTACACTCTCTCTGTTCAGGTCAATACAGCATGGAGGGGAGGAAGTAGCCGCAAGGACGATGATTGCAGAACTTGACTCCTTTGCAAAAACTGGTGTAATTAGTAAGGACTTGCAGCACACGCTGATAGACAGTGGTGCATTGAGTGAAGAGACCCTTGATGAGTTCTTGTCTGCTGCGAGAGGGGGCCCAAGTGCAGACCACTTTGATTTGGTGAATCAACTATCACCAAAGGCTCATAACGAGTTATCAACTGCTATACAATCTTCACTTAGTCACCAGATGCTAAGGCCTATTCTAGGTGAACAGCCTAGGTATCGTAATAGCTCTGTTGGTAGGTTTGCTACCTCATTGATGGGGTTCAGTATCACTTCATATGAGAAGTTGTTATACCGTGGCGTCTCTCAAGAGAGGGCCCTGTTCATGGTCAAGGCTATGTATAACCTAGCCCTTGGTGGTGCATCATACTACGCTTACGTTTATACTAGGGCGAACAAGTACAATGGTAATGAGAGGGATGAATACATTGAGAAGGCATTATCTAGTGAAGGGCTGTTCTGGGGGATGATAAACAGGTTCGGCCCACTGTCTGGGCCCATGCTGTATGCAAATGCTCTTAAGACCACCGGTGCAACTGAGTTACTCAAACCACCATTAAGGGCTGTTGGTGTGGAGGATGATTTTGTTGACAAGATGCAGGGCCTCACTGGTCTACCACAGGTTGAATTAGGCCGTGACATGTATAAGGCATCAAGGTCTGCCTTTAGTATGGCTGCAAATGAACAGACTCAAGAGGAGCATGATAGGGACGTAAAGGCGATGAAGGATATACTGCCTTGGTACAATAGCGCGCTATTTAACTTAACGTTTGGTGCGGTCGATAATGAATAAATAGGAGGTACATCTTGACAGATACAAATCAGTCATTCGTCCGGCATACAGGGGATGGGGTAACTACCTCATTTCCTTTGTCAGTGTCCGGTGCTGACATTGGTTATTTAAGGACAGAGGATATTCATGCCTATGTTGATGATGTAGAGGTTGATGCAACAATTGAATTCAGCTCACCGCACCTCGTACAGTTAGCAGCAGCGCCAGAGGTTGGTGCAGATGTGCTGCTGCGTAGGGAGATGCCATCTGATTCACCATATGCAAACTTTGAGAGGGGTAATGTATATTCACCAAAGGCATTGAATTCTACATTTCTACAGCAACTTTATCTACTTCAGCAAACACTTGATGGTTTTCTACCTGATGGGTTTTATGAAAAGCAAAATCTGGATATGGGTGGTAACAGGGTCATAAACCTTGGTTCAGCTATAGATGAGACGGATGCTGTTGAACTTGGCAGAATTAAACCCTTAGAAGATGCAGTTGAGTTATTGCTTACTGGACTAACAAGTAACCCTATAAAATTGTTATCATATAAAAGTGTGTCTACTGAAGGACAAACAACCATCACAACCCCAACAACTGCATCAAGCGTGTGGTTGTATCTGGATGGTGTTAAGCAGTATGATGGGTATTCTGTATCTTCTGGTACAGTAACACTTAGTGCACCATTACCCTATGGCATCCACATTGATATAACATTGGGGTTGACAACATAATGGCGAATGCAACCACAGAGGTACTTAAAACAATACCAGTGCAGGCAGCGGCTCTGGTAACTTATTTTGGGTTTACATTAGAGCAATGGGTATCTGTTATCGCCATCGTGTATGGCTTGGTTCAGCTTACATACTTCATTGTGTTCAAGTGGATTCCTGCGATTTACTGGGGTGTTAAAAGATTTAGGAGGAAGTATGGCCGCAGATAGAAAACCTAATAAGAACGCAGCCACAGAGGATGAGCTTGGCGAGATTCACAACCTGACAACTAACCTGTACCTGAAAAGGCTGCGTGCTATGGTAAAGATGATTGATGAAGGCTTGGATGTTGAGGCAGTTATTGGTGACGGTAAAGTATTGCAAGCTGCATCTAAGTGGGTTGCTGATATGAACAACATCACATGTGCTGCACCAGAGTCAGATGAAGAGTCTGCACTGGGTAAAGAACTTGCAGCCATTAAAGCAAAGCAGGCTGGCAAGGCTACCTTTGTAGCTTATGATGATAGCCCGGACACTATGCAATGAGCCAAGAATCCCTGCTAACTAGAGTTGAACAACACAGGATGCTGTCTGAACTACAGGCGGCTTTTCCTTATACACTGCAAGGGTTATGGGATTTTGCTCAAGTTGTTATCAACACCACAATCAAGGGTAGCCCAGACTTAAATAGGGTACAGGCAGACATTCTTGCATTCCTATTTATAGGGCATAAATACAGGATGATAATGGCCCAACGTGGTCAGGCAAAGACTACTGTTGCTGCTATCTATTGTGTGTTTATGCTAATACACCACCCACATTATCGTATAGTGGTCTTTTCTCAAAATGCTAAGAGGGCCAAGGAAATAGCTGGTTGGGTTATTAAAATATTTACATACATGGAGTTCCTGAACTTCATGAGACCAGACCAGTATGCAGGTGATAGAAGTTCTATTGAGTCATTTGATATACACTGGACATTGAGGGGTAGCGACAAGTCACCTTCAGTTGCTTGCTACTCAATAGAGTCAGGGGCAGCTGGTGCACGTGCTGATCTTATACTTGCAGACGACATTGAGTCATTACAGAACTCAAGAACAGTCGGTGGTAGAACTTGGCTCATGGAACAAACACTTGAGTTTGAATCAATCAATCAGTTCGGTGATATTATCTATCTTGGTACACCACAATCAGTCGAGTCTATATACAATTGGCTCCCAAGCCGTGGTTATAAAGTACGCATCTGGACAGGCAGGTACCCAAATGCAGCTCAGGTTGATTACTACTCAGATAAGCTTGCTCCAATGCTCTTACAGGACATGCAGCGTGACCCTGACCTGATGCACGGCGGTGGTCTGGATTGCTCTATGGGGCAGCCTACTTGCCCTGAAATGTATAATAATGACCTGCTGAATGAGAAAGAGCTTGCACAGGGTAAGGCTAAATTCATGCTGCAATTCATGCTGAACACCAGTCTGTCGGATTCTGACAAGTACCCCCTGAAGCTCTCAGATTTGATTGTAGCGAACTTCAGTCGTGACCGTGGCCCTTGTATGCCTATTTGGTGCAACGCACCTTCTAGTGTCTGGGAGGCGGCCCCACGCTTCGGTACGCGTAAGTCGGATCTCCTGTATTTCCCGATGAATGTACCGTATGACATGGAGCCATTTGAGCGCACAGTGATGTATATCGACCCTGCTGGCGGTGGCCGCAACGGTGACGAAACAGCATACGCCATAATAAAGCTAATCGGCACTGTGGTGTATTTGTATGATATGGGTGCAGTACGTGGTGGGTACGATGAAGAGTCATTCAGAATGCTTGTCAGTGCGGCAAAGAACGCTAATTGCAAAGAGGTGTTCATTGAAGAGAACTATGGTCATGGTGCGCATATCGCTGCAATCAAACCGTACTTCGAGACAGAGTGGCCTGTCACACTTGAGCCAGTGCATGAGGTTGGTCAGAAGGAGCTTAGGGTGATTGATGCCCTAGAGCCTGTTATGAGCACGCATAGGCTGGTTGTAAGACAAGAGTTATTCACAAGGGATGTTGAGTTAATCCAACAATACCCAGCGGAGAAGCGTACGCAGTTCTCACTGTTCTACCAGTTATCTAACATCACTAGACAGAAAGACTGCTTAGGTCATGATGACAGACTAGATGCCTTGGCTGGTGCTGTACGTAGGGTGGTTGAATCACTGGATTATGACAACATGAAAGTTGTCGTGCAGAGGCAGATTAAACAGCAGAAGAAGTGGCATGATATTATGTCCAACACTCATGGCTTCAAAGAGTACATGATGAACATGACACTGGGCCTTGGTACTGACGTTGCATTGTCCGTAGGTAGCTCTATCCATAGGCTTGGAAACAGGTTCTCATCAAGGCAAACTAAAGGTCGTAGGTGGTAAATTCAAGCAAATAGGCACTATAGATGGCATAAACTAATTAAGTAGCCTAATAGAGGAGACAGAAGGAAGCATAAGTATAAGAAAGATAAGTAAGGTTAGTATTATCTAGTATTACTTAGAAAGCCTAGAATGCTTAGAAAGGCCAGAAGTCCCAGTAATTTACAGTAGATGGGCTATACCTCTGTATAGCCCTCCTTACTCTATTCTTTTATCTCTTTCTTTTAATAAGGAACAAATATGACAACTCCATCAATTGGTGATATCAAAGATTACGTAGCACGTGCTCCACAGAATGTTACATTGCACAAAATGGCAACCTGCACAGCCGCACAGCTGGCAGACATCGACTCTGTTATCAATGACTATTCTCAGTCAGGTAAAGGCTTCGGTGCATTGATTACAGTTGATGTATCAGGTGTTCCAACAATGTATCAGGCTGCTGGTTCTTCTCCTGCATCTAAGTGGTACAAAGTGTCTGACTTGGCAGTGTCAGTAACACCAGCGTAAGCTAATACGCAGTAAAGCACATCCAAGCCGTAGGCTCGACAAGCAACCTAATGCTGTCGGGCCGTAACTGTGAGGTACTATGAACTATCTATTTGCCTTACTATGCGCTCTTTCTTCCTACTGGAATGAGGATAGCATCGCAAAGCACTTTGACTATTGCAGTCAGTTCACAAGAACTACGGAGGTTGAATTGAACCGTAAACAGTTCCAAACATGTGTAGTCGAGCCAACACTTAAAAAGCTTGGCCTTCACACAGATAATGCTGTAAAGCTGCTTGTTATGATTGCAGCACATGAAAGTAACAAAGGTGAGTACATTATCCAATTAACTGGGCAGGCTAAGGGTCTGTACCAAATGGAAGATTCAACACATGATTTTATCCTTCAGTGGGTTTATGGTAACAAGCCAGAGCTCTATAAAGAAATTGTTAAGATGGCAGATGGTGAACCTTCAGCAATGAAGATGGTAACGGATATGGATTATGCAACAGCTATGGCTAGGGCATTCTTCCTTCGGTTCCCAGAGCAACTACCTGACACTGAAGATGAGATGGCAGTTTATGCCAAGAAGCGATGGAATACCTATGCTGGTAAAGCTACCAGCAATGATTATTTACTTGCCTATAAGGGGTGGAAATGATGGAAAAGTTTAAATTGTTGCTCAAGAATAAGAAATTCGTAACTGCTATTGTTGGTGCTGTACTCGCAGCAGCTGGTGTATATGGTGTTGCCGTTGACCCTGCTGTAGGTGATGCAGTAGTAAACGTTATTGTTGCAGCTTTCGGCGGTTAATATGTATGCAATCTTGGTAATGCTTGCAAACTTATTCAACTTAATTGTTGATTCAGCTAAGGTAAAGGAGAATAAACGTGCCCAAGATGAGGCCAAGGTTGCTGACTCTAACCCTGCTGGTTGGTTTAACCAGCATTTTAACGGCTTGCAGTCTTCAGAAGATGAAGCCGTTAAAGCCAGAGCTGTTGAGCGTAAAGCAGACTGAGTACGGGGTTTGCTTTTCTCACCAAGATGCATCTAAACTTTCCCGTTATATAATAGAATTAGAGAGGTAGTATGACTACGAAAGTTTCACCAGCACTATTGAGTGAGTCTTATGAGAGAAGCCCATACACCCGCATGTTTGGTTACTCTTTTACGTCTGGGTTCACAATAACGAGTAGCAAACAAGAGTTACTCCATGAAGGTTCTTGGTATTGTTGGAACGGGGCTATACCTACTGGTGGCTATATTGTACCACCTAATAGCACACCATTAATGGCTGGTGGGGTTGGTGCGACCCTTTGGGCTGAGAATACAAACCAGCCTGTGCGGGATAGTTTATATGAAACAGGTGGTTATAAACTGTTAGAGGGTTCTGGTAAGCAGATTGCACCTATGTCTCACGTTACACTGTCCCGTATGCCAAACGGGGGTACTTGGGGGGACTTAATAGATGCTATTAACAACTATGAATCTGTCGAAATCGACAAGAATGTCGCACGTACATCATCGATAACTGTTCCACTTACTCTTAAAAAACTTTACGGTAGGGGCATCATAAACACGAATGGTGAGGCCACATTTGCGTTTCCTCGAACTGTATTAGCTACTGCAAACGTATCCGCTATATCAGACGCCGGTAGCGATTTAAACGCAACTTTTGTAGATAGATTCACAAAGGTAACTGTCGATTCCATTGTTGGGTTTCAGACAGGGCAAGCGGTAAAGGTTGTAGGCAGCAACTCACAAACGTTATGGGGCCGCATACAGTATATAACCCCAGCTATCATTGCGATTGATAGTCCGCTTGATTTCACCGTCAGCGCCACATCATGCACAATTCAAGCTATTGACGAATATGATTGCGATATTGATGTGAGATTGTCAGGGTCAGGTACGACTGCTACAAACATCCAATTGTCATCGTGTGGTGTACGGCTGCGCGTATCATCAACTGGCGTTGCGAATATCGTTAGCGTAACTGGGGCATACAATAGTGTGCACGGCAAATTTAGAAAATCAAACTATGCAGTGTTAGGGTATGATTGCGGACCAAACAAAATAAATGATATTGATATAGATGGATCTAAAGACGGAATCCGGTTAGTTCGTGCACATCTTGTTGAAGTGTCAAGATGGAAAGTCACTAACGGCAGCTCGAAGAGTTATTCTACTGGAGTAGAACTCACAGCAGAGTCAGGCTCTTATGACAAAAACTCACGCTGTACTGTTGAGTTCGGCGAAGCGAGAGCAGTTAATTTTGGCGTTCAGGGCTCTGGCATAGGTGGTATACATTTAAACTTTAACGCAAAACATCATACCATTCACTTTAACAAATCAATGTTCAATTCAATTGGTTGTTATTTAGAAAATTCATCTTCAAACAATAACCTTTATGGAAATGAATTCTCGAAAAATCACGGATATTATGGGACAGGTTTGCAGCTGGATGCCGATTGCTCGTACAACAGATTAACAAACAACACATGCAATGATAACGGTGGCGCTACTGCTGCGGTAGAATCATGGGGAATAGAGCTCAGAAATGGTCCTAATAAACTTATCCCAGAGATTGATAATTTGCCGCATCCCTGCAATTACAATCAAGTTTTAGGAAACACAGCACTAAATAACCAAACTGGAGCATATAAGATAAATGGTGTTGGCAATGTATTTGATGGTAATATTGCAGGTGGAACCAGCTCAAGTAGGTTCTCTGGCTTCGGTATGCTGCATAGCACAGACAGCAAAGACCTTAGTATCGGAAATGCTAATAACATTAACGCGTCTGGGTCGGTATGTACATATACATGCTATATCGCTGGCTCAGAAGATACTTTTATCGGGGCGTCTAAGTTCATAAGCTCAGGCTCTCAAACAAACACAATACTTGTTGAGCATGGTAGCTACACAACGTCTAAAATTGCACTTAATGGAACAAGACTTAAATCAGCGTGCAGTCAGCGTGGGCTACTTATTCGTGGTGTTAGTGGTACATTATTATCTAGGCCAAGGTTGACAAATGTAGAAATAGAACACACTGAAAACGGTTATGCACCTTATGAGCTTGACTATTGCGACAGTTATAAGATACAAGACATTGAGTTAGTTGGTACTGCAACAACTGCTAGGGTAATATTCAACTGTACTAATCAAAAGGGTATGTCTGCACTCCAAGCGGATAGCGTTGCTGCGGATGTGGCTACACTAAAGACAGATTTCAATGCACTTCTAGCTAAGCTGCGGTCTGGTGGTGTTATGACAACGAGCTAGTTGAAATAAAATTGAGCGTACATTTCTGGGCAGTTCTCCCGCCCCGCTAGCCGCCGTGTCCCCCATAGGGCCTCTGGAAAAGGCTGGGGCGGTTGGCTGACCGAATGCATGCTCAAATTCTAGGATTCAGCACAGCGCTTCCTATTGCGTCGTGGACGGCTGGCAGGCTTGCCGAGGGCCTTTATCAGACATTTGGCAGGTCTATGGCTGAATTCAGGCTGCATAGGAAGCACGTAGAGCGATTCCTTGCTGGTGGGCAATACGTTTGCATAGGGGAGTTTCATGGGTTGCTGGCAGGGCTTATGGCTCTGCCGGCTCATGGGAACGTTCCCGAGATACGATAGACCGACTGGTCTATTATTAGGAAGGCTGCATGTATAAGTGCCATGTGTTACTGTATAGGCATCCAGTTGCAAACCTGTCCCATAATATCCGTGATTTTTCGAGAATTCATTTCCATAAAGGTTATTGTTTGAAGATGAATTTTCTAAATAACAACCAATTGAATTGAACATTGATTTGTTAAAG